AAGAAGTGTCCCATTTATTTTTCCCTGTGAAGTGAGCATCAAGGCGTACGCCGTATCCAGCGAGCCACCCGCGTAGTTCTTCGTCAAGGGAATAGGCTTTTTGGTGGGCGTTGATTTCAACTCTGAACTCTTGAGGTCTATATCTGATTGTGAGTTCTTCAATTGTTGCCCGAATCTTTTGTGGTGTTGGCTCTTCCATGTTGATACAGTCCAGCACATAAATCTTGCCATCTGCACGGTTATATGCCGCCACTACAAAGGCGGCGTTACCTGCCATAGCAGGGTCAAATCCAATAACAGTATGAGCCTCAACCTGAGGTGGATGTCCAGCAGCACCAGCCTTTAATGGTCCTCGCTTGCGCATCCCATTGGTCGCTCCTTGCACGAGTGCAGGCGGGAATATGGAGTCTTCTTGGATGTCTTCTTGTTGGTATACCAAAGCCCATGTCGAAGGTGTAACTTCGCTGCGTCTTTTGAAGAGTGCTTGGCCGTCCCACTTGGGGAAGCGTCCGTTCTCTTTAGGTACATCAGAATCGCCATCCCAGGCAACATCTGATTCAGGCCAGAGCGTAGTCCAATTCTCCGCCTTCTCCGCATAGTCAAGAACAGCAGGCATACCCATATAAGTAAACGGAGTCCTACCACCAGACCAATGCTTAGGATTACGAAGTTCTTTATAAAGGTCATTTGCGGCAATCCGTGTCCCTACAACTAGTAACTTACCGTTCTTACCTAAACGGGTAATAACTTCTTTCTGTAGCCAATCCATCTGCTTGTCCCACTCGTGGGCATTGGCAGTGGTAATACAGTCGTCAAGAATGATGAGGTCAGCACGGGCACCGTAAATCTGGCCGCCCATACCTAGTGCCTGAAGAGTTGGGTCCTTCTCACTAGAATTACGCGCATCGCCCCCAAGGTAGACAGTGTCGGTACGCCAAGTATCAGCGTCTTGTTTCCAACCGCCCTCAGGACCATAAGCGGTCTGTAGTTTGAGCCAGCGGGGATGTGACAGGCGTTGCTTGATAGCATAAACGAACTCGCGTGCCTTGCTCAATGTCTTTGATACCACGATGATGCGGATGTTAGGATTGAGGGCAATGCGGTAAGTCGGATAGTTCACCGTGATGACGGTGGACTTAGCGTGCTCAGGTGGCACGTTCACCAGTAGGCGGTTGTTCTCGCCTGGCTCATAAATCATATTAGGGTGTAGCCACGAAGGTTCCCGACCCTCTAGCAAATCAACCCAGTCCTGATGGTGGGGAAAGACGGTCTGGTCAAAGAACATCTTACTAAACTCGGCAAATGGGACTGACTCTTTTTCAAGACCCATAGAATCAAAGGACTGCTTGGTTCCCTCTTGCTTTGCCTCTTCAAGGGAGCGGGCAAACTCAGGGTCACGGTTCATCCATTGGCGAACTGTGTCTGGTTTCTTACCAGATGCAACCATGGCGGCTTGGACGGAGACCCCCGCCTTTACCCTCTCAAGTACCTCAGCCTTAGCCTGGGCCACACCCTTAGCGAGGTGGTGGTTCTTACCTTTTTGAAATCCCTTATGCGCTGGCTGTGCCATAAATGTCCCTACCGATAGAGTTGTCCTACACTACAGAAGTATATTTGTACAGTATACTGTAACAGAGTGAGTAAGGCTCTATAAAGACTTACGAACTATTTTACTCTCTATATAGTATTAATCCGTTCAAATGGGTCAAACGAACAGTTTGACTTAAACTATCTTGTTACTTGATAGAAACAGTTAAATAACAGTCTAACTGCGTCACTATATACAGAAATATTTATAGGCAGAGATACTCTACTTATGTTTGCCAACAGTTAAAACAGTAGGGGTCATACAGGTTAGAACAAAAGATAGAGACTGTACAGTACTGCGAGTACTGTATGACTGTAGACTGTCTCCCTAAGCATGCGCCCAGTTAAAAACTGTAATACTGGAAGGCTAATTTAAATGAGAATACTCGGGCTGCTGTGACCACCACTCTGTCTACTAAAACTAGCATGGCCAAAAGACGGCCATGCTGGTCTGGCTTATGTAGTTATAAAATATATAACTTCGTAAGTTCGTTATAAGGAGTTCGGTTATGTTTAGATTGTTAGTTACTGGTTCTCGTGATTGGTCAGATGCTCAGGCTATCGTGCGTGAGTTAGAAGTTGTTCAGGCTCACGAAGGTGAGCAAGTTGTGCTAGTCAGTGGCAACTGTCCTACTGGCGCAGATAAGATAGCAGAAGATGTTGCGGTCAAGTTCGGGTGGATAATTGAACGCCACCCCGCAGATTGGAAGACTCACGGCAAGCGTGCGGGCTTCATCCGCAATGGTGAGATGGTAGATGAAGGTGCCGATTACTGCGTGGCATTCGTTAAGGATAGTTCTCCAGGTGCATCTAACACCGTGGTAAAGGCTCGTATAGCCAAGATTCCAACCAAGGTTGTGGCTTACACCACACCCGTTAAGACAGTACCTGAATGGGTGCTAGAGCAGACAAAGTAAAGGTTACAGGCTAGCACGGCTGAAATACGCCGTGCTGGTCTGGCTCTTGTTAGTTTCCTACTATGAAAGGTTGTGTGTTATGAAAGTATTGAATAAGCGTGATGCAAGTGCTGGTGTTTATATAGGTAGAGGCTCTGCTTGGGGTAATCCCTATGTAATAGGGCAAGATGGAGATAGAGCGGAAGTAATTGAAAAGTATAGAGTTTATGCCTATGCAAAATGGGTAGAAGACCAAGGCTATGGAATAGATTGGCTTGAGCCCTTAAAAGGTAAAGATTTGGTGTGCTTCTGTGCGCCGCTGGCATGTCATGGTGATGTGCTGTTAGAAATGATAGGAGAGAGCAATGCTTAGAGCATGTATAACCTGTAAAGATGAGTACTACGGAGATAGTTGGGGAGTTAACCCATTGGGAGAAGGACACCCAACACTAAAAGTAGAAGTAATAGGAGACAAGAAAATATATATAGGATATGAACTAATATGCTTCTACTGCTACTACGGACAACAAGAAAGAAAATGGACACCAGAATGGAGCGCAAACAAATGAGTGACATCAGTCAGGGTATCAGCATAACCACACATACAGAAACATGCTGTGAATACCCAGTGACCAGCAATATCATGCACCTGTACACAGGTGATGAGCAAGACTACAGTTGCATCAACTGTTACGAAACTAAAGAAAGTAAGTCCGACAAGAATGCTTGGGACTTACATGAAAACGACAGGCTAGGCGAAGGCAAAGCCTTAAGTCTAAACCAAGACGACAACCCAACGGCAAGCGATTGGGTGTCGTCTGAAACAATAGTAGGACCTGCTAGAAAACGCGCAGTCTTTACAGAAATATGGAGGGATGAATCAATGCACCTCATAGAACTATCGGTCAAATTCGTAGACCAAGATGACCCTTGGCTACTACGCAAGGAGTTCACACCACCTATCGCACAACTCATGGACGGTGGTGAGTATGAAGAACTATGGGAGTTAGATGATGAGCGCCAGCGTGCACGCGAAACAGAATGCAAGTGGTGTCACCTGCTTACACCCAAGCAGTTCAATGACTGCCAATCATGCGACAAACCGCTTGAGAATAATCTTAGATAAACTAGCACGGCAGATAGACCCGCTACGCTTTGCGATAGCGGGCTATCAGCCACTATCAACTACTAACTAAACAAGGAGAAACAGATGAAGAACGAAAGCACTATCACAGGCACAATCAAGAACATCAAGACATTTACAAACGAGCGTGGCACACTACTAACAGGCTGGCTAGACCAGCGAGATGTTAGTCGTACATCAGACGGCACAGCAGACCGTGCAATCTATGTAGTAGGCATGAACATCATTGCACTAGATGACTCAGTAATCTCAGAGATTCTAGGAGAAGCAAAGGCTGGTACAGAATTGACCAAGCCAATGACACTAACAGGCCGACTAGTCACCAAGTTTGACCGCCGTCCTGGAGTAGAAGAAGGTAAGCGCCGAGCACCATATGCTCAACTAGAAGTACACGCAGTAGAAGTTCTATAAATAAATACAGGCAGGTAGGGGCTTCGGCTCTTACCTGCCTGTTCTTTTTTGTGCCAATCCAGTAGCATGGATAGTAAACTGCGAGACACTCAACTAATTACAAATACAAAGGAGATTACAATGACACTATCATACGGTGATATAGTTGCTATAACTATAGCGTTAGGTGCTAGTATTATCATGATGTTTATACTAACATTCGCTAACATACATCTGCTGCAAGAAAATAGATTCTTGAAGCAAAGACTACGAGCATGGCGTAAGTCATGTCAAAACCATGTGGAGGTACCATTCTAATGAAACAAACTAAGACTACATATGATGTGCTATTTGCAGCAGACCATTTCGTAATGGTCACTACAGTAGAGATGCCACATACACCAGACAAGCGAGACATAGAAGAACAAGCATGGTATAGATTGACTGAAGTATACGGTGCTACTTGGGTACTAGAAACCAAGGGTTTCATTAACCAAGTATCTATTCAAGAAATAGAACCAATACAATTACCTGGCGACCTAGAAGATGCAGGTATAGAAGATGAGTGAGCCACCACTAGATGACCCTGTAGGAACAGGACAATCAGATGAATGCGACCAGTGTGGTTGCTTCATCTATGAGTGTGTATGCAATGAACCTGACCGTATGTATGGTGACGAAGACTGAGGCAGGGGACATGTTAGCAGCAGTGGGCTTAGCCCGTGAACTGTTAACTGGTCCCGAATCTGTACTCATAGGCTTAGACCAAGCGTATGATTTCTTTGCAAAAATCTTAGAAGACTAGGAGATACTTATGAGTGCAGTAAGAAAGTGGGCAGCAATAGGTAGCACCATGCTACTAACAGTGACTAGCCTATTAGGTTTACCATTAAAGTATTACTCGCAGCATGTCAATGACCTATGTTATAACGAACACAAGTTACCTAAAGTATGGACACCATACGCAGCCAAAATGTATGCTTTGTCATACATGAAGATGTGGTTCCCCGAATGGGGTAGAGGTGAACATAAAGCATTGATGAAACTATGGGGTAAAGAGTCAGCATGGCAACATGATGCAGACAACCCTGACTCAACAGCCTATGGTATAGCACAAATACTAGGCACCAAACCTGGAACCCCAGCCCCGCAACAAGTTGCGCGGGGGCTGGAGTACATAGTACATAGGTACGAAAGACCATCAATTGCGTGGTCACATTGGAGGAAACATGGCTGGTACTAAATACATAGTACAAGTAGAAATAGAAGTAGAAGCGGACAACGATGATGCTGCACTCTTTTGGGTGCAGGATGCAGTAACTATGTATGGAGCAACCATGTCTATACATAGGTGGATAGACACACGACTAAACAAGGGAGAAGCAAGTGAATAAAACAATAATCAAATCAAGAATAGAACAAATCAAAAAACTGTCTAGTCAAGATGAGTATGGACAGTTTGAGATGGGTACACCTGAACAACAAAGTGCTGCTAAGTTAGTAGAAGATTTCTATACTAACTTTGACTTAAGTAAAGAAACAAGTGAAGATGAACTATCTATCACAACAGCCGCTGTTATACTAGCACTCAA